TCCTCCGTGAAGAGTGGTAATATCTCCGATGTATTTGGCATGAGGAAAATTGTATTTATAGTTAGCTATAGCGTGTTTGTCTATTTCTGAAAAATAGTGCTCTGTGAACTGGTAGCCTGCCCGCTGAAATCCGAGCGAAAAGCCCCCAATTCCGCTAAAAAGGTCAATGATTTTCATGTTTTTTACTTAATTGCTCCTTTCTCAAGCCCATGCAATAGGAATAGTAGTTAATATTCACTTCATTATCAAGGAGGTAATCGTACCACTCTATGATTTTACCATTTGGTTGGTTACTCTTGAGGTCAAAGTATATATCCGAGAGACTGAAGAAGTAGTCAGATAT